AGATATGCCTCGCGCACAAGACCTACACCATTCAGGCAAAGCATCGCCGTGACGAGTTGCGACATACCGGTCAATGGATTCGTGACGCCTTGGACGGACAAATCGAAGAACAGCCCCGTCGATTTTTGATAGACATTGATCGCGCACGTCTGCCCGTTGAGCAGCACAGTAAGCGACTGCGACGGCACGGCGGTAAGCGGTACGATTTGCATCAAACTATCGCCGTGTCGTTATATGCAGACTGCTGCTGCGTCGTCGGGTTGACGGGTGAGACCTGACCTTGTTGACTCGAATCAGCGCCGTCCGGTTGTGCCGTGCTCGTCGTCGTGCTTGTTCCTTGGCGAACTTCTTGAAACCAAAGCTGAGCAAATATCAGGGAAACGCCTTGCCGAGCCTCGCGCCGATAGTCGACATGAACGAGGTTGCAGTTCTCATACACGTCATCAGGAGTGACAATCGATACGAGATCCGTCGATTCGCGCATCGTTTCGATCTCGCTCAAAAACTGATCGCGCGTCATTGGCCCGTTGCCATTACAAGAAAGCACCGTTCGGACGGAGAACGGAATGGCGATCTTGTTGTAACTTGCAAACGATCCTTGCTCTACCGGGTGAGAACAAATTCTCATCTCGCCGCGGTATTCGAACTCAACCACTGAATCGGGCAAGATCGCAGGATTTCCCGTCGAATCGACTATTGCCCATTGCGGAGCCGGGTTATAGCTCGTCGTGTCGACCGTCTGCTCATCGCCAGCAGAAGGCAAATCCGCGCCGATCTGGCGCGGCACATTTGGGACGCCAGGGACGTCGGGGACATCAGGGTATGGAATGAAGCTCACATTGCCCCCATCACACCCGCAGACAGAAGGGCGTTATCTTGAAGCGCCTTACCCATATCCTTCGCGATGCCATTGGCGTCCGTCGCCTGCGTGTTGACGTTGATCGTGGCGATATTGGTTTCGACGGTCGTTTGTCCCGCGCCCGATGCCTTAGCGGTCGCACCAGGGCCAACCATTGACGCATACTGCGTCGCCAACATCGCACGACGCTTCATTTCGCCTTCACGATCGGCAGGGCGCTCAAATTCGGACGAAACGATTGCGGCGGCTTGCCCTGCATTGGTCGCGCCAGATAGATCCTGACCGGCTTTCGCCTGCGAGTTCTTCAGTTCCCATTGGTAGAACTGAAGCTGCTCGTCCATCGTGGAACTGCGAATGTCATGCCCGAACAGTTTGGCGAATTGGGCTTGGCGGTCGGGATGCCATTGACCTAGTCCGTATGCAGCGCCGTTGTCGCCGGTAGCCTGAGCGTTGCCCTTCGATTCGGCCTCGATGTTGGCTGCGATGCCGATCGCCTGCTCATGGGTCCAACCCTGCCGCTCAAAGAAACTGGCGATCTTGTTGACGTCCGAAGCCGATGCGCCAGTGCCCGGAGATCCATTGCTAAGTGCAGCCGCGATCTCATCGTTCGACTTCCCCGACGCCCTCATTTCGAGCGCCTTGATGAAATCCGGTGCGCTCAAATGAAAAGACGCGTTCCACCAATCGCCGTTCTTGATGTCAGCCGCACCCTTGGCGGCGTCGGTGCTTTGCAGCAACTTGATCGACGCATCCGCCGCCGCGTCGAGCGCAGGGACAAGACTGTGGAACACCGATTGACCGAGAGATTCCGCCTCAGCCTTCAGATCCGCCCATTTTCCAAGCAGACGCGTAGACGCCTCTACGTTGTCATCGCTCGCGCGCGACAGATCGTAGTAGTGGTCGTGCAGTTGTTTGACGGCATCGCCGCCCTGCATGAGCATCTGGAACGTGCCTTGATCCAACCCGAGCTGCTGAGCGAGGTTATAGGCAACCTGCTCGCCGCGGGTATCCTTAACCCGCTTGATCGCGTCGGCCAACTTATACAGATCGACCGTGTTTTTCTGCCAGTCGACCGCATCGTTGGCCCCGAGTTGGGCGAGCGTCGTGAGAAACCCGCTTTGATCGCTCGTGAAGCGCGCCGCAAGATGCCCCTCGATACCCTGAATCGACCCTTGCACGCCCTTGGCATCGCCACCGAACCGGCGCGCCGCATTCCCCCATGCATCGAGGTCGCGCACGCTCATGTTGAGCAATTGGGACGTACGCCCTAGAGCAGCGTTGCCCGTCACCATCGTAGCGACGAAATCTTTGAAGCCGTTGATCCCGAGTGCCGCGGTACCGAACGCGATTAGCTGATTCTTCGCCTTCGTGATCGCATCGGCGGCGTCATTCCACGACTTCTGCGATTCCTTGTTGCTCTTTTGCTGCTGTTGCTCGAGCTTTTTTAGCTGCTGGATTGCCTTCTTCTGCTCGGCCGTGAACTTCGACGCATCCAGCGCGAGCGTCACAACCAATTCGTCAATCGTCGTCATGGCTTATTGAGAATGTATTGGTTGTGACGGTCGACAGCGTTGATTTCGAGAAGAATCCACAGATCCTCGACGCCGTACACCGTGTCGAGTTCGTGCAGCGTGGCAAGCCCAGCCGAGACTACCGTGCAGATCGTTTGCGGCGCGGCCCGATATTCAACGAGCTTTCGGCTTGTTGCTGATCCGACTCCGAGGTCGACTGGCTGCCGCCGAAAAAAAAATCCGTGTGCAGGTTCCAGATCGTCTTGCGAAGTTTCAATCGCGTGGCGACTTCCTCGATGTCCTCTTCCATGAGAGGGCGAGTGACGGACGGCTCTATCCTCTGCACACACGACATCATTTCGACGAGTAGCGGTTCAGCCTTCTCGTACGGGATCTTGAGCAGGTTGGCGTAACCAACAGCGAGCAACCCCGCCATGCCTTGCGAGATGAGGTAGGGCGGAACTTCGATTCCCGCTCCACCCGCCGCGAGCAGAGCCTTGATCGCCCATGCCTCAGCTCGTGAGGCCGGCATCTCCCGAATGAGATATTGCCGCCCCGCATCCCGGCCATCAGTCGCCGTAAATGTGACTTCCTTACGCATCAGAAGCTCGCCGCGCCGATCGGGTTGGAAATGATGTTCTGCCAGGTGATCTCGTACTTGACCGGCTGCAAAACCTTCTTCGCTGCCGGGAACGGAACCGCCTGAGTCAGATAGCCATTGTTAAGCGTGTACACCATGCCGATCGACGGCATGCTGATCGATCCATCGGCGCGGAAGACGTCATTGTTTGAATCCTGAAGCTGACGCCACGGCTCAAAAACGTTCTGGATCGAGGGCGAACTCGCCAGCAACATAATCGTCATCTTGTAAGGCACCCAGACCTTACCGGCGCTCATGTAGCCGTCGACACCCATCTGAACTTCGGCTTGATCGGCAGCCTCGCTTTCGAATGCATCGTCGACTGCGTATCCGAAGATTTGGACGGGCGCCGAAAAGATCCCCGAAACCGCGATCGCCAGCGTGGAATTTGCGGACGTGATAGTAGACATGTTCTATTCCCGTGGCGATTACTGGATGGCGATCGAGGCGAGATTGATGGCCTGAATCGATTCCCCGTCTTGATACAGCAGAGTCATAGGCGGCGATTGCCGAGCGGCGCGCGTCGTTGCGGTGGCGGGCGAGATTTGCAGGTAGTAGCCTTGCTTAGTGATCGTGGCCGACGCATCGAAGCCGAGCAGGTATTGAATCTGCGAAATCTGAGAAGCCGAAAGCGTGATGCCTGAACGAATCGCGCCGAAGTTGATCGCAGCGTTGATCGGCCCGGCAGCAGCAGCCCGCACCAAGGCATAGCCAGCGCTGTTGTATGGGATCGAACCGACAGATCGGAGCAGTTCGACCATCGACAACTGAAGACCGGCATTCAGCCAGATTTGATTCAGGTACGTATCCGCCCACAGCCACAAGCCCGACACGCTCCCCGGCGTCATCCAGTTTTGGTTGTTCGCCGGATTGTTGGAGCCAAAGTATGTGTAGACGTTGTAGCCGTGCGAGGTCACTGCCGTGTAATTGGCAAGCGTCGTCACCGCCGCAGGCAATCCGCTTTGCGATTTGAAGCAAAGCGTCGCGCGACCGTTAAGTCGGGTGAAGTCCAGCGAAGCAGCAAAGCCGCAAATGAACGCCGCGTACTCGTTGTTCGTATTGGTGCTCGGCCCCCACACAGGGCAAGTGCCGATCAACTGGTTCGTCTTGAGATAGTCGCCGAAGGTCGTCGTGCTCGTCGTCGACAGAGCATTCGGGTCCGAATCCTGGCAGACGTACAGATACCGCGGCGCATTAGCGTTGCTCCACGTCGCGAACGCCTCTTTCTCGGAAATCGTCGATTCCCAAACCGTCATGAACGTCGCCCAGTTCTGGAACTGACCGACGAGCGAATCCATGAACGCGCCCGGAGTGGCTGGAGCCGCACCTTGCGAGAGAACTGCACCGGTTGCTTGAGTGAGCGAGAGGCTTGCCGCAAGCGTTCCCGTAGCGTAGGCAATGGTAGAGGCAGATCCAGTGATCGCCGAAGAAATCACGAATGCGCTCGACGTGCTGCTATACGTCACGGTCGGAGCGATGAAAGCGCCGGTCAGCGCCTCGCTTGCGACCGTCTGCGAGTTGTTGACCGTGTACGTTCCGGTTCCGCCAGTGCCCGTGCCCAGCGCCGTAACCACCGTGCCAGCCGCAACGCCAGTGCCGGACAGTTCTTGGCCTACCTGAATCGTGCCGGTGGTCGTTGCCGTCACAGTGAGCGTCGTCCCGGAAATCGAACCAGTGAACGACGAATTCGTTTGGGTCGTCGCGGCAAGTGCAGTTTGGATCGTGGCCGCAGCAGCGGAGAAGCTGGCATCGCTCGAAAGATTGATCGACGCAGCCGACCAAGTGAAGCCATCCACGACGACCGAGAGCGAACCCGACAGCGCTTGCAACTGCGTCAGCGTCATCGAAGCGAGCGACGCGGATTCCAAGAAGGCGGAGATCGCTGTTTCCGGGTAGCGCATGAAATACAGCGCGCCGGGAAGGGCGGTGCTGTTGTCGTAGCTCTTGAAGTAGTTCGTCGCGAGCTGAGCTTCGGTCGACGTCGAGCCGAAGTAGTTAGCGACGACCTGTTGACTTGCGAACTGAACCGGTGCGCCGTACGGCAGCGCCGAATTCTGCGTAAGCATCACGCAGTTCAGGTCGAGCGCATTGCCACCGGCAGCCAATACCGAAGGAATGACTTTGACGACCTGGGAAAACGGAACGGTGCTACCCATTGAGGCGCTCCAATGAAAAAAGCCCGCTCAGTGGCGGGCTTCGGTTGGGTGTGTGATTCGGTTAAGGCTTGAAGAACTGATCGATCGGCTCAAGGCCAATCTTCGCGGCCGTGAAGAACTGTTGCGCAGTCGCGATCACCGGATTGCAGTGCATGACTGCATCGATTGACCATCGGCCTTCGAACTGGTTTTCGCCGTTGATGTACGGCACTTGCTTGGCGTCGTCGCAATAGAGCGGGGCGACGTCAAATCCCGATGAGATGAATGACTCGACGGCGTATTCATCGCGAAATGCAGTCGTGATGATCTGCGCGTTATCCCCGGCGTTGGGGCCGTGGACATCGATTTGCACGGTCATGCGAGTAGGTTGCAGCATGTCTTTGCTGCCCGACGCCATGATCTCGCTCGCCACCGTCTGCGACTGACTGACGGTATAGGTTCCAACGCCACCGGTTCCAGTTCCAAGGGCGGTGATCGTCGTCCCGGCCGTTATGTTTGCGCCGAACAGTGTCGACCCTACGGCAATCGTGCCGAGGTTCATCGACGAGACGGTCAGCGTCGCGCCCGAGATCGAACCGGTGAATGCGCAATCTTGGTACGTGTCAATGTTTGTTCCGAGGCGAGCGCGCAGAAGCGGCGTCATCACCACGAAATCGGGGCCTTGCGGCTCTCCGACTTGGTTGTCTTGGCCTTTGACTATCTCGACGCCAGCCGGTAGCACACTCAGAAGGAGTGTGCGCAACGCCGTCAGGACATTCGATTCGGTGATGGAGATCGACATTTCAGGTCATTTGAAGCTGGATCACCAATGAGCACCAATCCGGCCAGGTTTCGAGGACGTGGACAACTAACCAATCGGTGTTCTGCAACGTCGCCGGAACACCGGTCGCGCCGAACTTGATGTGATCGCCGCCTTGGTTGCCGGGTCGATAGACGCCGCGCCAGTCCCCATTCAAGAAGACCTTGCGCAACACACCATTAAGATTGAGGCCGTCCAAATGCTGCAAGTCCCAGCCCGATAGGGCTTGCACCTGGACCGATGCGGTCGAAATCGAGTAGGTCGGTGTGCGCCCTCCATCTGGTGCCGTCGCATATCCGGTGCTTCGCTCGAGCGTCGCCGTCACGAATGGGTTGACGATGCCGATAGCGCCACTTACAAGCCCGTGCAGGTTCATTTGCGCTCCTGCGCATGCGTCACCGAATCGCGCATCGTGAACGTGTCCTCGAGTGGCTTAGCGGAAGCGCCGTAATTCGTTTCACCGTCCTCCACTCGTCGGGCGGCTTCGCCGACAGTTGCACCGGTCACGCGCAAATTCTCGTCGTGATGTTTCATGCCGCGGAGCATGACCGTGATCGGGGAAAGGGGCGGCGAGTCGACCTCGCTGATCGCTTGCTTGATGTCAGCAACAGCAACTTCGCCCGCAAGCGCAAGGGCGTCCGATGCCGACATTTCGCCTTTCACGACTTGCTTAGCCCCATGCGCAAGCGCTTTGGACCAATACGCTTGTCGCTCCTGGACGGTTGGCCGGAAGAACGGGCGAGGCGGAATTTTGCGCGTTGGCGCACCGAACTCTTGAATTGCGGCCACGTACGCTACTGACGTGCCGTCTTCGTACCGCTGGCCCTCGAATATGCCGACCTTCTCGACATACTCACTCATGTCCTCAACGCGCTTGGAGTATTCTCCGAGTTTGCGTTTCAGAGATTCGAAGCCCTTTGCCATGTATAGCTCCCGCGTCCTCGATGAACTTCTTCCGCTGCAATGCGAGGAATGCGGATTTTCCTTTTCAAGAACGCTTGGAGAGTATTTTTCGCTAGGCTGTTTGCGCTGCCCGAAATGTCTTTGCTCTGCGCCGCTGACGGGCGAGGACATTCATGAACTCGCTCAGGCCATTCAAAGGCTGCACAGCATCGCGGATGATTCAATGGGCGATTAGCACCAGATGCCCGACGCCTTGCGGAAAGCCGCTCGCTCAGGCAACCCACCGACGAGATCGCCGCCCATTCCAGCAATAACCAGTAGCCCCCACAACTGAACACCATAGGGTGTCGACGAGAGCCAATATTGCCAACCAGTCTTTACCGGGGGAGGCGTGAAGCCAGCAGAAACACCGCCCTCGCCAGCCGAGACGAGCGCACCCGTTGGCGTCGTGCCTTGGGTGCTGATGTTCGTCATGAGTGCGCCCATGTGCGCTACAAGCAACTGCTGCTCGGTCAACATGGCGCTACCGAACCAGTCGCCCATCGCGGAGTTCTGAGCGAGATTCGCCCAACCGGTAATCGTGGCTGTCGGCGTGGTCGCGAACTGAGGGAATGCCGTTTGAAAGGCGACCGGATCGAAACTCATGGTTAGCGCCCAACCGGGCCGGTATTGACCGTCAAGGCTTCGACATCATCCTTGTTCTTGGTCTTGAACTGAAGCGGGTTGATCGGTTGCGATTTGTCACCGAGCGTCATGCCATCGGCGGCTTTCTCGCCTTCGACCGATCCCTTGCGGAACACTTTGATAAAACCATTCTTGACGTGATCCTTGAAGTGCATGTCGCTTTCAAGGAATGCCAACTCGTCATCGCTAACCGAGGTAAGGACCGCACCTTGATGGGTGACGAAATTCTTATCGGCCAAGCCGAAACCACCTTTGACCGTAACCGAGCGCTTTTCGACGAGACTGCCGTCACCGGCGCGAATCCAGTCTACGTAGCGGGTCGACGAGGTGAGGGTAGATGCAATGTAAGGCATGTTGTTCTCCTGCCTCCGATATAGACGCGCGGCCACGGTGTCGTAGGAGACATCGGACACCTTCAGGAGCGCTCCCTAGGCCGCGCGAAACTGCGTTTTAGATGCCGCTCCAGCGCGTCACAGCCATCGGGCGCTTGCACATCACGCCAGCGGTCGCGTTCGTGAAGTCTTCGATCACGCCCTTGCTCATTTGCTGTACGCCGAGCGTTTGGAACTTCGCCGGGACCGCTTGCATCCACGTACGGCCATCGTCCGTCGAATCTGGATCGCTCTCCATCTTGTCGGCGAATAGATAGAACACATTCGCCGAACCGTTCGCCGCGGCAAGTTGCGGAGCCGTAACGACGCGGCACTTCGGATAGTTATCCTTCAGCCAAGCATTGACCGAGTAGCCGAGCGTCGTCGGCGTGCCAAGATACGCATCGAATCCCGTAGGCAGTGCGAGAGTCGTCTCATCGCGCTTGGGCTGGATATTGCCGCCCGATTGCACTTCGAGCGTTTTGAACGCCGTCAGCAAGTCCGTGATGATTTCGAGCGTCGTCTTGGACGACCAAAGCGGGCTGCTCGACGCGCCATTCGCGACGGTCGTATAGGCCAGCAGGTTCGGATCGTTCAGGAAGCCGTACGTACGGTCTGCGCCCGAGTTGTAGCCGACGAAACCAACTTGGTTACGCTGGATGTCAAGCGCCACAGCAGCACCGATGCGCTTTTCGTTCTGCGACGAGACGCGCATTGCGCCGGCGCGGGCTTCTTCGAGGCGGGCAACCATCATGCCTTTTTCGAAGCGCACGATCGTACGACGTTCGAAGTTCACGTTCCAGCTTGCATACGGAACCGGCGTGTAATCGCCGTAGGGCACGGCGTCGCCCATCGACTCAACCGCACCCTGAACGACTTCTTCGTCAAACCAATCGCCGATCGTCGTAATGCCGGTGAGCTCGTCGATGACGCGCACCTTGAACACGGCGCGAACGAGGCCAGGAGCCCACGCTTGGAGGAACTGAACCGGCGTGCCGATCGATGGCGTGAACACGGCCCCTTGGGCGTCGTCCAATGCGTACGAGGCACGCTCATTCACCCATGCTTCATCGAGGCCCAAGCCGACACTGCGAAGTTCGCGGTACTTGTCGACTTCATCCTTCTGCATCTCGAACAGGGATTTACCAGCGGCAGCGCGCGCACTGGCCTCACGCCCCGAGACGTGGAAATGCTCTTGAGAGAGTTGCAACTTCATGTTTTGTCCTTTCGGTTCTAGGCCGGAAACAAAAAACCCCGCCTAAGCGGGGTTGGAGGAATCCGGCCAGAAGGCCGGTGGGGTTAGGGCGTGTTAGTTGGTCAGGCGAGCGACGGTAAGACCACCGCTGCCCGTAATCGGATAGCGGTAGACAACCGCATTGGGCACTTGAGCGCAGCCGGACGGAACCGAGCCGCCAGGGGCGTACGTCGACAGAGCACCCGTGCTCACGTTGTAAGCGAGGTTGTCGCCAATGTTGCAGGCCGTGGACACTTGCACCACTACGTCGCCCATCGTGACGAAATCGGCTTGGCTGTTATCGGGGATAACCAGCGTCGGTGCCAGCGTGCCGCCAGCGGTCGTGCCCTGCGATTGAGCGGCCTTCGGATTCGCCATCAGACCAGCAAATACGAGCGGATTGCCCGAAGCGGTGATGGTCGTGCTCGCGACGGTTTGGCTCGCGCTCACGGTGTACGTGCCATCGCCACCCGTGCCCGTACCGAACGCGGTGATCTTCGTTCCAGCCGTAACGCCCGTCCCACTCAGCGTTTGGCCGACTTGAAGCACGCCGGAGCCGACTGCGGTAACGGTCAGCGTCGTACCGCTGATCGAGCCCGTAACCGAGGCTGCGCCTTGGCCGATTGCGTTACCCATTTGGGCGATGTCGGTGGTTGCGTCCTTCGTTGCGGCATAGCCGTACGTGTTCGGCACGCCATTCGAGTTGACGATGAGCGATTCGGCGCGCGAGGGAGAACTGAGGTTCAGTTCACCCGGCAACCCGAAGCCCTGATACGTATTGACGGTTTGTTGAAAAGCCATGATTTTCTCCAGGGATTCCGGGGATTAGGCGCTACGCAGCGCGTCGCGTTGCTTGGCGAGCCACGAACCATCGCCTGCATCCATTGCAGACGCCGCGCGGGTCGTCGGTTCGGGCTTAGCTGCCGACAGATAGCCGTCGAGGTAAGCGCGTTCTTGGCCTTTCGGAGCCTTCAAGCCGAGTTTGTCGCAGCCGTAGACAGCGACTTCCGCCTCATCCATGCCGGTCGCGTCGAACGTGCCGACGTGCTTCGAGAGCGATTCGACGAGCTTGTTGCGGCTCGCGACCTTGCGCTCAAAGGTGCGGAACATTTCGGCTTGATCCATTGCTTTCGACTCCTCGCGCTTTTTGCGCTCTTCCTCTTCTCGAGCCTTGCGCTCTTCTTCCGTTTCGGCATCCTTGGCTGCGTCTTTGTCTTCGCTGCCAGCAGCCATTTCTTTGTCCTTTTCAGCGACGTCCTTCTTCTCCGCCGCTTCAGGGTTGTCATCCGCATCGTCGGCGGGCGTTTCGGGGTCTTTCAGATCATCCGAATCGCCGTCGTCCGGTTTGCCGGGTTCGAGCACGTCTTTGAGCTTTGCGAGCACCGGCAAGATGCCGTCGATCTGTTGAACGATCTCGTTGAGCTTCGCTCGAGCATCTTCCAGCGACGTGCCGGAAGAGCCGCCGCCTTCCGGCGCGTTGTTGCTGGGTTCAGCCATGTTTGATCTCTCTGGTAGTGAGTCGATAACAATGTCGCGATGGTCCAACACCGCGACCTGCGGCCCCATCCGGCCTTGCTTGACGCTTGCCAGGTGATTGCCGCGGATCTTCCGCTGTACGCAGTCGTAGGCCTGACCGTTAAACACGCCAGGCGTCCAGTCATACTCACAACGAAAGCCAGCGGACAATTGCGTCTTGCCCGCCTCGATTTGATCGGCCATCGCCGACGAAAAGAGCTTGATGTTTGAGAAGAGTCCGCCAGATTCAAAGGCATCGGGATCGAAATAGACGTCCTCACCCGTTACTCCCTGCACGCCTTTGGCTTCAGGACGAGTAAGACCATCCTCCTCACGGCCAAGCAGACCGGGCGGATGGTTATCGATCCATGGAATCAAGCGGAAGCTGTCTAGCGCCTCTTCGCTGCCGAGTTCTTCGGCTGGGCGATAGACCATGTAGGTCTTATTCTTGTCGGGGGCGCCACCAAGTGACCGGCCGCTATAGGGAAAGACGCCGACCTTTGAAATCGGATTGCCCTTGACTTCGAACCAGCCATTTGTGTCGATTTCGCGAGCGGTGCCATCTGCGGCCCATGCATCCGCGAACTGAACGCGGTTGGTGATCTCGGCAACCTCCGATTCATCCATCCCAGAGCCAGCGAAAGCAGCTTGAACGGCATCTTCAGTGCCGGGGTGGAGAGGGGCGGGGAGGGCATCGGGTGAAGCCCAGACATATCCTTGCGACTCGTCATTCAGCGTTGGTGTGAATGGCTCGCAGCGCGCCAGGAAAAGGGCAAACCCATTCTCGGAGCAAAGCGGCTCTGCCGCTTCCGGCGCATAACCGACTTCTTCCATCGACTCCCTAAGAGCGGCCAAGAGAGGAGATTCGCCCGGTTCGAGGTGTCCAGCAGGGAAGGCCCACGTATTCGGATAGTCCTCGGCTTCAGCCCCGCGCATCAGCAACAGAACTTTCCCGGCCGCCAAGAACAGAACGCCGGCAGCGGTGACGGGTGTTTCTTCTGCCGCGACAATCGGCTGCTCCGAGTCTTTCCCGGCTTCGCTGTAGGCAATTGCCTCGGCTTGCTTCGGGCTTTTCCCCGCTTCAATCTCGGTCTTGATGTTCTTCGAAATATCGGCCTGGGACGAACCCTTTACGAGATGGTCCATCGCCATCCCGAGCTTTGACCAAGCATGTAGCAGAGCGTCGACGTCACGCTTTCTTGTCGTCACTCTTCATCTCCAAAATCGATTATGGGCTTAGCGAAACATCGGCAGTTGGGCATCTGCGAGGGGAGCCCATAGACCTTTTGCCCGTACATATCGCCGATGTAGGGCGGATCGTCGTAACTGAAGACCTTCCCGTTGAGTTCTTCGTGCAACTTGCGAGGCGTGCGGCCACCATGTGAGTGACGCCATTCGAACTTCTTGACGCCAGCCGCCTTAAGACGAGCCGTTGAGATGTTCGTGAACGCCTTACGGGTCTGGTCGTGCGCTACGTTGCGCGCATGGCGAATGTTCTGCCCGTACTTGGCATCGAGAAACGGGATTAGGTCTTGCATCCCGTTACCTGTTGAGATCGATCGAGCGACCGCGCCACCGACTTCCTGAAGGTATTCGGCCGGGATCAACTTAATCAGGCCGGACGCTTCGTTTGAGGCAGCTACCGTGATCTCGCGAAGCCTGTCGTTCATGAGGTCCGACTTGATCTCAAAGAACTTGCTGGCTTCCTTCAGGCTCTCGTTAATCTGCTGCTCGGAATGCCGCAGGTTGCGCGCGATCATTCGATCCGTCGCCTTCTTGGCCCACTTGCGGAAAAGTGGTTCGTACTTTGCGGCCAAACGGTTGATGATGATCCGAGACCGAGACGAAGGATTGCCGTCCTCCACCGCATCGAGCGCATAGCCCGGATCATCGAACATGCGTTGAAGCTCGCGCTTCGTCTCTTCTGCCATGCGCCGAAAGAGCGTCAAAATGGGCGTGGCATATTCGTCGGCAACTGCGGCGCTCGACACCATTCCTTTGCCAACGAACCCCTTATTGACCAAGGCCGAGCGATCGAGCGGCATTTGTGCTTTCTTCCGAGAGGCCGAGATCCTTTAGGACGTCTGGATCATCGCCAAGAGTGTCATTTGACCCAAGTTGCGCATAACCCGAGTCGGGATCGGTCGATACGCGGCGTCGCTCGTCTTCGGGCAGGATTGCCCCGGAATTGATGAGGATTTGACCGGCCTGAGCCTTCGCGAGATTGCCGCGGGCCACCTCTTCCGACGTCGGCGCGTCAAGCGGACGCCATGCGACGGTCGTCTCCACTTTCGAATTTCCGTAGGAAAGCATCGTCAGTAGATGATGGCGCTCAAGGAAGGGGGTTAGGTCGTGCTCCTGAATGCTCTCAAGCTCTTCGTGGTAACTCGCTTCTTCATAGTCACCCGTCGAGTTGAAGCCCTTCGGAACTGTCCCGAGCAGTTTCGTTGCCGGCACGTTCGCAGCACCGGCGACGATTTGATACTGGCCCATGATCACGTTATCGAGATCGCCCAGGCTCGTCTCAAATTGCTTGAAGTCGTCCGCTTCCTTGTCGCCGACCTTGATCCCAAAGTTGTCGCGATACCACGCCCACTCAGCGAGGTTGTTTCTCGCGGCAGTGCCAGCCGCCTTGAATGCGGCCATATCAGTCAACCAAACATTCGTGCGCTTGCTCTGAGCGAGAAGCGGCGCTTCATTGGCGGTGCGTTCGGCCCCATAGACTCGCTCCATGATCTTTTGGGGAATAGGAATCCCGCCATACAGATACATGGGCTTGAGAATGTCTGGCGCTTCTGATGTACGGAAGATCGCTAGGTGCGTGCGGTGATATTTCTTGCCGCCGATAATCCACCACGTCGGCTCATAGAAATGAATCGAGGCCGGGTCGCTTGATGCCGCTGAATCGAGAATCGGAGCGCACCAGATCGGATCGACCTGAGAGATGCCTTTGTACGATCCCTCTGTGACCCCATCAGGATTGAACGGCTTCTCGTAATAGTCGGGGTCTGTCGAATCGACCTTGAAGATGGCAATGCGAATGCCGAATATCCGCCCCAGCCTAACGAACTGCTCGGCGTTCCACTTCGCGCGGAACTTCCTGTCGTACTGCTTCAGCAGCTTGGCGTCGGCGTCCGACAGCTTGTCGCCGTCCACCGTCACGACATCCCAGCCATTACGCGTCGCGTCGCGGCCAGGCATGGAGCACGCCTTATCGATCAACCAGTTCTGCGCGAGAATGGCGCATATGTTCCAGCCGATGAATCCTTGGCTGGCGTACCAGTTCGCGAGTGCGGCGCTAATCGACTGCGGCGTTGCGTTAATCTTCAGCGAATCGAGCGTCGCATCATCAAGGCCGATGCCTTCCGCCTTGCCGGGAAGCATCGAAATCGCTTTGCGCAGTGCCTCTGAGGCGTTATCCTCTCCTTTGAGCTGGGCCGCATGCGTCGAAAAGAACGACGTTGCCTGCGGCTCCTCGCGCTGAGGTTCCGGTTTCTTGCGCCAAAAAGACATGGGTTATCCGAAGAAGGATGTGCGCTTTGCAATTAGTTCAGCAAAAGCTCGGCTACATCCGTCGATTTGATCGTCGAATGCTCCATTGGGGAACATGCGCATTTCGTCAATGAGTGCCGCATTCCAAGCGCCGCGGACCATCACGACATTGCCGACGTTGACCTGAGAGGCAAAAGGTTCAGCTCGAGTCACCTTATCCCCACTCTCGGGCGAAGAGGTGATGCGATAGCCCTGAAGTAGCTTTGTAAGGTAGGCGACCTGCGTCTTGCCTGCTTGCCCTGGGTCTTGCGGAATGCTGATTCTCGTGGCGGTGCCGTCCCGGCTCGCCGTCGCCTTCATCGTGGCGTCGCGTTGGTCTGGGCCTTCGCGCACTCGCACCATGTCGGCGATGACTATTCGACCATCGGCCAACTTGCCTAGCCGCGGGCCTGCAGTCCAGTCTCCATCCGTAGTCGATGCCAAATCCCAGCCACGCACGAACGATGTCGCATCCGCAGGAAGCGCGTCGATGATCTCAATGCGGTCAGGCTTGAACAATCCGCCTTCAGCTGGAGCGGGCCGTTGCTGATATTGCCCAGCAAACGTGTAGGGAGATGCCGCCTCCATGCGGCGCAATTCTTCGACCGAATGCTTTTCAGGCCAAAGCGCAGTTCCATCCGACTGAAGCGCAGGAAGGCAAACATGCTCCCATCGCTCGCCATTGCCGCCGTTGAGCAGCCAGCCAGCCAGATCGCTCTCATGCAATCGTTGCATGATGAGGATGATCGGCGTGTCAGGTGAGTTCTTACGGGATTCGAATGTCGTCTGAAACCAGTCGATGACGTTCTGGCGCATCACATCGGATCGCGCCTCGTCTGCCTTATGCGGATCGTCGATCAGCAGTGCCCCGCCAAAGCCCTCGCGCAACTTACCGGCGCCGTAGCCCGTAATCGTGCCCTCAGAACCTACCGCATAGACGATCCCGCCTGCGGTCGTGCGCCATTCGTCCTTAGCCTTGCTGTCATCGCGTAGCCGGACGGCAGGGAAGATCGCTTGAAACTCCGGCTCTTGCACCAGCCCGCGCACGTCCCATGAGGACGCAGCGGCCAGACGAGCGGAGTAAGACGTATAGATGAACTCGCAATCGGGGAAGTGGCCGAGTGACCACCCAATGAAGTTCTTGACGATCTCGGTCTTCGAATACCGCGGCGGGATGTTGATGATGAGGCGCTTGCATTCGCCCCGGAACACCCGCATCAGGGCATCACACACCGTCACATGGTGCGCCGCCTGCTGCCACGTATAGCCGCGGCGATTGGCGAACATCCAGCGCGTGAACCAATAAAGGTCGGCCATCGACAGCGAGCGATAGACGCGGCGCTCTTTGTCTGTGAATTCCATGGGCTCAGACCTTCGGGGCGGCGGCGCTCTCCTTCAATACTTGTTGGATCTCGGCCAAGGTTGCGGCCGGCGCGTTGTTGACTGTGACTGACGGGGCAGCAGGCGGCGGGGTTTCCTCGGCCAGCCCATATGCCTCGCGCTCGAGCGTGATCAGCGTCTTGAGCGAATCCGCGAGTTTCTTTATTCCATCGATGCGGCCAGGCGTCGAGATGACGCGGCGGTAGGCTTCGAGCAACTTGGATTCCGCATCGCTACCTGTGTCGATGACCAACTCCCCGAGCC